TATTACACTGAAAGGAACGACCGATAAGACACTGAACTGGGTAGATGCTACAGATTCTTGGACATCTTCTGAGAATGTCAATCTTCTTACTGGTAAAACATATAAGATTGCTGGCACTGATGTTTTAACAGCATCTGCAGTTCTTGGCAAGGCAGTTCCTACTGGTGTAATTGTTGGTACAACTGATACTCAGACACTGACCAACAAAACTTTAACATCACCAACATTAACAACACCAGTATTAGGTACTCCTTCTTCTGGTACTCTCACCAGTTGCACAGGATTACCTATTTCCACTGGTGTTTCTGGTCTTGCTGCTAACGTTGCTACATTCTTAGCAACACCTTCATCGGCAAACTTAGCTGCAGCACTGACTGATGAAACTGGTTCTGGTGCTGCTGTATTTGCTACATCACCAACTCTGGTAACTCCTGCGTTAGGTACTCCTTCTTCTGGTACTCTTACAAGTTGCACAGGATTACCAATCAGTGGATTAACTGCATCAACATCAACCGCATTAGGTGTAGGTTCAATTGAACTTGGTCATGCAACTGATACAACAATTGCTAGAAGTGCTGCTGGTACTGTAACTATTGAAGGTGTAACTGTTGCAACTGCATCTAACACGCTTACTTTAACCAATAAGACTCTTACATCACCAACATTAACAACTCCAGTTCTTGGTACTCCTTCTTCAGGTAACTTAGCAAACTGTACATTCCCAACTCTTAACCAAAATACTACTGGTACTGCAGGAGGACTCACTGGAACTCCTAGCATCACTGTTAATGCTCTTACAGCAACAAGTGCTACTGTTGGTGGCGTCAATGTTACTACTGCAAGTAACACACAAACTCTGACAAACAAGACCCTCACAGCATATGCAGAAACAGTTAATGCTCATGGTAATACTGGAACAGCAGCAACTTTAGCACTGTCAAGCGGAAACGTTATTACAGCAACTCTGACGGGTAACTGCACATTTACGTTCAGCACAACTGGTATTCCATCTGGTTCATATTCATTCACTCTGATTCTCGCTAATGATGCAACTGCAGGCAGAACAATCGCCTGGCCTGCTTCGGTCAAGTGGCCAAATGCTACTGTTCCAACCAGAACAACCACTGGAAGTAGAACAGATGTTTATACCTTCTTTACCACTGATGGTGGTACAACTTGGCTTGGCAACCTTTCACTCTATAACTACTCATAATTCTTATAAACTATGACTATTCCTGAATTAAAAGAATCCTACGTTGATTTTATTGGGATGTATGAAAATGTTTATCCCGAAGGATTCTGCGAATTTTTAATTGAAGAATTTGATAGATTTCAACAAAATGGGTGGTGTGGTACTAGAAAAGAAACTGACAAGTCTGATAAACATCGTAAAGATGATCTTTCATTTTTCATGAACATAAACAATCATGCAAGTGAATTGAAAATGTATGAAGATCATAATATGAGGCATAGTTGTCAACAAGGTTTGCAAAGATGTTTTGATGCTTATATTGAAAAATATGATATTTTGAAAAAAATGGGTCTCAGATCATCATGTATTAAAATGCAAAAAACAGATCCTGGTCAAGGTTATCATGTGTGGCATTGTGAACAGGAAAATTCCGAACCCAATAGATGTTTAGTGTGGGCAATTTACTTAAATGATATTGAAGATGCAGGAGAAACCGAATTCTTATATCAAAAATTGAGAATTACGCCAAAAAAGAATACTTGTGTGATATGGCCAGCAGCATATACCCATACCCATAGGGGAAATGTTGTGCATGGAGAAAAATCTAAATATATAATGACAGGTTGGTTTTATCTAGAGTAAACTTACAAAAAGAACAATGGCAGCAGGAAGATCAATCTATCGCGGCAATATGACAGCCGCGAGTTCAGTTACATTCAACAGTTCTGGAACATTTACAAGTCCAGCAAGATTGTTGCGAGTTGATGTTCAGGGACGAGGTAGTGCTGGAAACTCTGGAAATGCTGGTACTGGCGGAAATGCTGGTAGTGGAGGAAGCGGAAACCCTGGAAACGGTGGCCACGCCGGTGGCGGCGGTGGCGGAGGTGGAACACACTCTCACTCTGGTCTCTGGGGAGGGCAACCCGGCCAACCAGCTCCTGCTGGTGGAAATGGTGGCGGTGGTAGTTCTCCAGTTTGGGGAAATCCTGGAGGAAATGGTAATAATGGATCTGCGGGATCGGCAAACCCAGGAAGTGGTGGTGGACCAGGAGGACCAGGAAATGCTGGTTCTGCAGGACAACCAACAACAGCATTGGGTGTAACGTTCTCCGGAGGTGCTGGAGGCAATGCTGGTAGTGGAAATTCCGGAAACTCAGGAAACGCCGGATCTGCAGGAAATGGTGGTTCACTTGGTCACGGCGGCGGCGGCGGACAAGAAGGTTGGGCTATTGGTAACCACGAGTGTGGCCACTCTTGTAATTATGAAGGGTGTAATTATGTTTGCAACACCAACCATGGTATTGAACGTGGAGGAAACGCTGGTGGCGGCGGTAGTCCTGGTGGAAACCCAGGCGGCCATGAGCACGGCGGCAGCGGCGGCGGCGGGCATCGTCATGGCGGTAATGGTGGAAATGCTCCCCAAGGTTCTGGAGGCGGCGGTGGCGGTGGCGGTGCTGCTGCAGGAAATCCAGGAACCCCAGGCAACCCAGGTTCTGGAGGCTCTGCAAACCCCGGCAATTCAGGTTCTGCAGCAACACCTAGCACTTCACCAAACGTTTCAACCACACCACAAACAAGTTATCCAATTTCCGTCGCACCTGGCGGATTTGTAACAATCTCATGGAGTTCACAATAATGTCTATTCCTTCAAACAAAACAGTTTCAAAAGTTGTATTTTTTGTTAAAAATACAAATATTGTACATTCAGTAATTTTAGATGTAGTAGTTGGTTTATGGAGTGAAACCCAAGCGGTTTTTACCGAGGATATGGAAACTTTTTCAACAAATGTTCTCATTGAAGCAGGGGAAGGACATGCAGAACCTATCATTCAAGAAAGGATTCAATCTGTAGTATCAAGTTATAATGAATTGATACAAGAAAATCCACAACCAATGATTGGTGTAGAATTGTTGAATGAAAATGGTGAAACAGTTAAAGTACAATCATATAATACAAATTATTATGATATAATTGAATATGATGGTAATAATGATCCTTCGGGAGATGCTTGTGTTGGATATACTTATGACTCGGAAAGAAATGCGTTCATCCCACCATGTCCTACAGAAGGTTATGTATTAAATGAAATTACACTTCAATGGGAACCAGACCCTGAAGTAGATTACGATCTTCATGGTGACGGCAAGACGTATAGATATAATGTAGAAACTTCCTCGTGGTATCCTACGTGGTAATTATTTTTTAATCGTTAAAATTATGGCACCGAGAAAAAAAGAAGAAGTATCCAAAATTCGTCAAGAGATACAAAAATTACATGAAGAGAATGAATTAGCAGCATTAAAGTCTGCAAGAGATAGAGCAAGATCTATAAGCGTTGGTGGTACAAGTGGTGGATTATTGGAAATTTCTCTTAGAGGAGATTTCGGTAGTCTTTATTATATTGCCAACCCAGTTGAAGTAGTTGAACTTATTGAATCTCTTGCAGCAGCCGCAGGGTTAGAAATTGCAAAGAGACCAAAGCAAGATTTTACTGCTTGGAGATCTTGGGATCTGGAACAACCACAATCCACTCATTGGAAAGGTGCTGCTCCTTGGCAAATTAATGATAAAGAAAAGAAAAAATTAGCAAAGTTTGAAGAACAGAAGTATGGTATTTTACCCACTTCTGCAGGTTCAGTTGAAAAACCAAAATTAGAAGCAAAATCCAAAAAAAATAAAGAAGTTGAAGAATCTGATCTGGAGTGATGAAAAATTTTTATGTTTTAGTTGATCCACAAAACAAAATTGTATTAGATCAAGTACAAGAACTTCCAGAAAATTGGAGAAATATTGCGGGTCTTCCTGGATTATCTGATGAAGAAATTTGTGATTTGAAATGGGCTGGTTGGGACAATCTTGGGTGGATTAATATTAGTTCACCTGAGATGTCTGAATACGATTCATCTCCAGAAAATTTAGAGATGAATAAATTAAATTTTAAAATTCTCGTATCCGAAAAAGTAAATCAAAAGAAAGAAAGTTTGCTTTCATATAACGACATTTCAATTCCCACAGATTCTGAAACTAGACTGGAGTTACTTATACTTAAAGAAAAGGCAAAAGAAAATACGGAAAAATCGTTTGTACTTAAACTTCGTTTTAAATATTATGAATTTTCTTCACAAGACATTATTAATATTTCAAATTTAATTGAAGATCATAACGAAAGTTGCAATATGTGGGAAAAAGATGTATACTCTCAAATAGAATCTTGTCAGTCTCTTGCAGACTTTCCAAATGTAAATTATGATTTCTAAATATCTTTCTTATCATCATAATTTTGATGATATTGTAAAAAACGATCCATCAAAAATGGCAGTTTCTGATTATTGGTATTTGAAATCTCATAATCCATCTAATTGGTGTTGGAATTCTGATATGTTCAGTTCGCAAGAATTGGAAAGAATTATAGTTCTGGGTAAAAGACTTATTCCTTCAAGAGCCGAAACTGGAACAGGTCAAGAACGTTTAGATATTAGAAGATCCTATATTTCTTGGATAAATATCAATTCCGAAACGAGTTGGATATTTGGAAGAATTACTGAATATGCAATTGAAAACAACAAAAAATATTGGAATTATGATTTAGATAAAATTGAAAGAATTCAATTTACACATTATCTAAGTGAAGAAAATGGCGCTTACCTTCCTCATGTAGATCCATTGCATTGGTCCAATCCACACAATCGAAAGTTAAGTTTTGTTTTGCAATTATCTGATCCGAGTGAATATGAGGGTGGAGAATTGAGATTAAACGATTCTCCACCTAATCTAACTACAGTTAGGAAACAAAAAGGTCTTGCGGCATTTTTTCCATCACATATTCTTCATGAAGTTACTCCAGTAACAAAAGGAGAACGATATTCATTAGTTGCATGGATTCATGGACCAAATTTGAGGTAAGTATGTTTAAAGAAAATGGATATGAAATTGTTAGAAACTTTTTAGATAAAGATTTCGTTCAATTTATTCAATCATATTTTTATACAAGAATTCGTTCGGGTCAAGCAACTATTGGTGACATACAAGCTCCAAACAGTTATCTTTTTTATGGAGATCCATTGATGGATACCATTTTAGGAAACTCTATTGATTCGTTAAGTAAGATAACTGGATATAAGTTATTACCAACATACACTTACACTAGATTATATGGTAAAGGTGATGAATTAACAATACACCGAGACCGCCCATCATGCGAACTTTCTGCAACATTGGCTCTTGGAATTCCCAATGAAACTCCAATTAATCCAATTTATTTTTCAACAAAAGAAGATCGCAGTGACGCTGTAGAAATTCTCCTTGAGCCTGGAGATCTTTGTTTATATCGTGGTTGTGATCTTTATCACTGGAGACCACCATTTGAGCAAGATTGGTACTTACAAGCATTTTTGCATTATGTAAATGCTGACGGAGAATATAAAAATAACATTTATGATGGTAGGTCATACCTAGGTATGCCAAAGTAAAAACTGTCCACCTGACCCCTCAGATCGCCTCTGAGGGGTTTTATAATGGCTGCAGATAACAGGAGTCCATGCGACTATCATTAACCGAAAAACTGGTCTTTATCGGTGCATTTGTGAACTTCTTGCACTGGGGTGTTAAAGTCACTGAATCGGTACTAAACTATGCTATCTCTTGATATTACTGGTTACAATTACTCAAAGCGCCGTTGCGAACGCATCGTAGAGTGGTTTATACGCAAACACCTTCCTAGACACAAACTGCACATTATGATTCATCATCGCGGTCTGTATCGTGAGGGTGTGTATGGTTGGGTGTGGGCCACTGATTGTGACTATCGTCCTCGTGCATTTGAGATTGAAATGCACAACTTCATGACACCCGAACATTATACCAAGACGCTGCTACATGAACTCTGGCATGTATATCAGCACGTTCAAGGTGCTCTCAGAGATCGTTATGGTAAGAGACATTGGAGAGGCATTGATTTCTCCAATGTTGATTATGAAAATCAACCATGGGAACAACAAGCAGTTGATATGGAAGAAGTTCTCTATGAAGAATATCTGTGGTACTTGACAGAAACTCATAAATCCCTGTAGAATACCTTTGTCCGGGTTGATGAGATGGCTATAAGAACTGTAGAGAGACACAAATATAACGGAGACACAATCATCAAGACTCGTACATTGAGTTTTGAACCTTACAGATTCTGTGAGATGAATATGGCTCTGGTGATGGGATTGATTAAACGCAATCTGTCACCAGATCTTTTATCAACAAAGTATCGAGCAGAGAATCAAACAAATCCAACATATGGACATTGCTATCATTCTACACAGGCATTGTTCTATCTCATGGATACTGATAAGTTGCAACCGATGAGTGGTATTGATTACCGTGGTGAGACTCATTGGTGGATACAGAATGATGATAACATCTATGATCTTACTGCGGAGCAGTATCTTTCCGTAGGAAAGCTTCCACCATATGCTGTAGGTAAGAAAAGCAAATGGTATGGATGGAAGGGTCGTCCACATCAGAGATCGTTGGATCTCATGGTGAGAGTGCTTGGTAACAAGGTGACTGACACTGTGACAACTGCTGAACTGGTCGGGGGCCTTGACGAGTTCTTTTAAATCGGTTATATTGGCCACATGGTTGAGGGACGGGAACTTAATCCCCTCCCAATTCCATGAGTTAACCCTCGTTAAAAGGTTTTGTCTTTTACTTGTTTTTTCTTATGACTACCACTCAAGATCTGACTGCTGAAATTTTTAGTGCAGTCAAAAACATGAGTTCTGTTTCAGCACTCACCATGATTTCGGAACCTCGTTTCCGTGGACTGCGCTCCATTGTCCAAGATAACATTGATTCCGCAAATGTAAAGTATCCTATTGGTTTTGGGGATTCTTTCATGTCCCTGACCAAATTTTATGAGCATTATAACAACCAGACCAACCGCAAAGAAACTTATACGGTAAAAGTTCCTGTTTCTAAAATTTTCTATAAGCAAGGTGGTGTGCGCCTGGTTCTCCCTGAGTATTGTTCCGAGAACTTTGAGTTGTACAACCACACGGTTGATTTCTGTGAGTCCGAAATTCCCGTGTTCTTCTATGATGAAGTAACTGGTGAATTTAATCCTGTCAAAAAGCAACATACTACAGCACAGATTGCTGCGATTGCACAAGTGACTGGTCAAGATCTTGAAGTGATGGCTCGTGTCGTTGCTTTTGAATCTTCGGTTTCTCAAACAGATCGTTCGCTTGAAGCATCCAAGGTTTTCTATAAGGAAATCAAAGGTATCAATGCCACTAAAGATTGGGAAGCACTTCCTCACCAAGTTGCATGTGGTGATGTAGATGCCATCAATACGATGAACTTCTACAAAAGCATTCCTGGTTTGACTTGGCAACCCATTTCATTCCCCTTCCCTCTGGTAACAAATCCACACTTTACTTGCACCAAAGTGGCACAGATGAAAAAGTTGGTTTCTTATGCTACCAACGACGATGCTCTGGATACTCTGAAAGACATTGTGCAAACTCTCTGCAACTCTGTCGATTGGGAAAAAGAGAAACCTGAGATGGAAATTTCTTCCTACCTGCTTCGTGGACTCTATAACTTTGAGAAGCGTCTGCATCCTCTTCTGGATGATGCAATGGGTGGTCTTGGAATTAACTTCAACATGACCGCTCATATTGAAGATTTCTTCTCCACTTTTACTGTTAAGCGTTATCTGGGTTCCACTTCTACCGATAAGAAACCTTGGCAACATCTTGTCAAATCTGCAAATAATGTTAACAACTATCTGATCAAATCTGGTCAGATCACCGATTCTTTCTTTAATGTGAAGAATCAGAAGTTTGTTGATGAGATCTATGCTCTTGCTAACCCTACTTCTAAGTCTTCTGTAAGTGCTGATGATGTGAAGAATTATATTCGCTGCTATTGCCAGTGATCCAGTTCTAGAACCGTCACAGGGGGTCCACAGCGACCCCTTTTTGCTGTATAATGGCCACATTGAAACGCAATTCATGATCACGCTCCGCCCACATCAACACCGCGCTGTTGCTGCGATGCAGAAGTATAAGAAAGGTCAGCTGATCGTGCCAACGGGCGGTGGGAAGACCCTAAAAATGATCTATGATGCTCTGCGCCTATTTCAATCAGAAACTCCTAAGACTGTTGTAGTGTGTGCGCCGCGCATCTTGCTGGCAGGTCAGTTGTCTAGCGAATTTCTTGAGCATATCACTAATGCCGAAGTGATGCACATACACTCAGGTGAGACGCATCACTACAGCACCACTAAAGTATCTGAAATTCAAGCACATGATGTTGCTTGCGAGATTGTAAATAAGCATCAACTGATTTTCACCACCTACAACTCTCTGCAGCGTCTGCAACAGGCAGATATTAAGGTTGATACCATTTACTTTGATGAGGCACATAACAGCGTAAAACGTAACTTTTTCCCTGCAACTGAGCACTTTTCTTCTACTGCTGACCGCTGCTATTTCTTTACGGCCACACCCAAACATTCTGCTACTATTTCCAAACCAGGCATGAACATGCCTGAAGTCTATGGCCAAGTAATCTGTCAGGTTCCTGCACCAGAACTGGTGAAGCAGGGTTATATTCTGCCTCCTAAGGTTGTTGTCAAGCAACTGCAAATGGTCAAGGGTAAGCAGGTGATTTTCTCCCGCGATGCTGACAATTTGATCGAGACAATCGACGAGCAAGGTGTGCAGAAGATTCTGATTTGTGCTCGCACTACCAAACAGATCATCGGTCTGGTATCAGAATCTGATTTCTGT